TTTGCGTTACTAACCTGCCGCAACCGCTACGAATCCCCTTCGGATTTGTAACTAGTAGCAGTCGCTTGTATCTTGCAATGATACGCGACAGGTGCTCTATATGAATATCTAACCATGAAAACTCTATTCTGGAAAAGAAGAGTCGTCTACCAACAGGTAATACGATCTCGTCTTCTCTAAGAGACAAAAATTCCGGTTAAGAAATTCAGAACTGATCCCAAAGGGATACTACCTGTCACCGCCCTGAGGCGGCCACCCCGGTTGCAGGGTGTAATCACAGTCAATCAGCCGATTGAACTGCTTTAATAAGCTTTATACTTGGTTAATAGTAAAGGAATCGTCCTCTTATTTTAAAACCATAAACGCCGTTTATTGAATAACGGAGTAGTTTTGCATGAAAAATGTTGGAGCATTAACATACCAGGTCAGATTAAAATCTTCACCTGTGGCGACATACTGAAAAATTTGCAATGCGCCATATCCTTGACGGTCACCATCGTAGATATCTAGATGATGTGCTTGGTCACGAAATTGGTCAGCAGTCTTTATACTAGATGCGTCTTCGAATTTCCTATCACTATAATAAGGGAATTCGACTTCTAATGAAGGAACTTCTCTACTGGTATAAGCACAACCATTATGTCCCGTTGGCTGAACAAGGGAATAATTGGCATGCTTAGCAGCAGTTCCTGAGGTAATTACAGTCTCACTTGTACCAAACAAATTCAGATCTGTCAACGCACGAGATACAACCATACCAATAGGATTGGTGTTATGATGATGTCCCAACATATATTTGTATCTGATACCTCCTCGCCTTGCGGCAAATGCAGGAGTAATCCAATTAAGCAATGTTCGACCAGTAATATTATAATTAACTGCTTCGAGACCACCAGATCTTGCCTGTTGATACATTCCATTGGTTTGTGCTCGTCCATTATACATCGGAAAATTAGGCAAATTCAAACGATATCTTGTTGCTTTACGATCTTTAGCGTTATCTTTACTCCTGGCATAAACTGCATTAAGATTGTAACGCTTGAACATGTCACGAAAAGAATCAAATGTTTCTCCGTGATATACAAGGGATAAAGCGTTTGGGGAACTAGGTTCTCCAATGGGTTCTAAAGTCTCACAACCTTCACAACCCGGCTTGGACGATTCAGCACTCTTAGTATTATTAAGAATACCACTTTGCGACCAAGCATTATTTACATTAGAAGTAGTCTGGGTAAATGATCCACCAAATGCCGTGTTCTTAATCATAGTATCATCTGGTACTGCAACTTCATAGTCGCTAGCACCACTGATCCAAGTAAGAATACGAACATTATTTGTAAGATCTTCATCAGGACCAGTCAACTCATTAAGTACATACACGCGCAATTGACCATTTGAATATTCGGATTGGTCGATTGGTTGGGTATTATTTATTCCGATACCTTGACTTGTTGGAAGGTTGGGTACTTTTGCCCATGATTTCTGCTGGAACCAATGAACAGGAAGTACAAAATCTTTAGTTTCCTCCAAATCAATGACACGTGAAAACACTGTGTTGGTATCTGGTATATTAGTACCGGTAAATCCTCGGGGATCATAAACTATAAGTAGTCTACCCCTGTGAAGATCACTGGCATTAATTTGGAATCTATAATTAATACCTCCACGCCAATACTTAAATGGAAAAGTCGCATGTGCTAATGGAGTTTGTAACCATTCGGTTCCATACTCGGCAGTACCATCAGAGCGACTTTCACAGTGACAAGGAGTAACATTAAAAGTTCCCAGTAATGAGTTTTCATTAGCAGTTGCCGTCCAAGTGAGGTAAGTTAATAAACTCGACTTAGACGTAATTGCTTTAATTGAAAGCTCATCACTTAATTGGGCACCTGTAATATTATGATCCACTGTTAATTCCTGTTTGGGATCGTATGCAAGTTTCTCAACAGCTTCATCAATTGAACTGTTCGCGAGAATACCAAACATTTGGTGTTTATAACGGTTAACTGGGGCCAGATTCACTGGTCGTGAAAATCCCCAAAGTTCCGCCAACTTTCCTACGCCGCCAGCTGCCATACTAGTGGCAGTTGCATAAGGTCCTATTTCTGGTACAACACTAAGTTTACCAGCCCATCTAGCTATTGCTTTTGCGGGCCTTGAAATAATTCCTTTCCCATATTCGTCGTTGGCAATCATACCAGATTGAGACAACACTCCTTGAGTCGTTGGCCCAGCCAATTCGACATCAGACATCCATGCCATAACAGTTATATTGATTTGTCGAAAATCTGAAGCTCCCATTGCTCTATCGAGTCGGGCTAAAGAAATCATACTGATTTCGCCCATATCTAAAATATCGGACGCATCAATTAAATCTAAATAATTCTTATCATGGAAAAAAGGAAGTGATAATTCACCCCCTTGACTGATTGTAGGATTCATAATCAAATGCATTCGTTGACTGAGCAATACGGCGCGTTGAAAATAATCCTCGGTAAGATTGGTATTTCCTCCCACGAAATCATAACCTGTTCCTTTTGGCTTATAACCGACGATTATATTACCAAAATAAAACGGACCACCATTAATTAGAAACTTGACGTGCATAGTTCCTCGAATTAATGAATAATTTTGAAGTTTATTTATTACATTGGGGTTTGACAAAAAGTCATGCCATGGATTAAATTGAACATCTAAATACTGTCCATTGGTTAAGTTATGTGATCCAATACGTAAGGGTCTTGACAGAAAGTCACCCAATTCCGTATTCTTTGTAGAAGCTTGTAGTCTAGTACTGTCGGTCATAGTGGAAATATCAACTTTCACTTGGTCTATATCCGTTTGAAACTCCATAGTCTCTTCTACTTCGGATTCAGTAGTAGTCATTGCGCCCTCTTGGCGCATCTCTCCGGATTGCGAGAAAGCTTCAACCTCCGGATCTGAGGTGGTTTCAATCTCTGGATTTGAGGTAAATTCAACCTCTGGATTTGAGGTAAAAGGTGCGAGTTGCTGAGCTTTCCACTCATTGAAGTATTTGGATCCACAGGTAAACTTGCGTAAACCGTCATTCCACTGACCTCGGACAACTCTATCCGGTTCATCCTGTGCGATCTTTATAAAAGATTTAATATATCTAATATAAGTCATATAACGCACATCAACATCAACACCGGAAGATACATTTAATGCCCAAGAGGGCGTATATTTTCCGGTAAGTCCAACAGTCCTGTCCAAAGGCCCAGATTGTGAACGTGCACAAACATCCACCGATGATGAATCGGTAGAATGCCTGCCCACATCCACTTCTAAGGATCCGTGCCTTGTTTGGTGTACATGAACTGGTGTTGTTCTCTCTACGTGGGTGTTTCGAGACTCTCCCCCACAAATTGCCGTTTTAAGACATGGCAAACACGTGTCTTTTATTGTTGTAAATGAAATACCTGCTTATCAGCTATGTTTAGACTCCTGTCTGCGCGTGAAGCAATGACGCAGTAAGAGTAAGATTTTATTAATACAATAATGTACAGGGTATGAATAGATATGCAAAACGATAAATATATATAAGATTCACTAAATCACTAATACATAAGGGCACATTTCCACTTGGATAACAACTAGATGCAGCTAGCGCCTGGAGTTTAAAGACATCGGCGGTCTGAGTGGTCCTTAAATTCAGAAACTGAATAATCCTCTAGGACCAAGAGGATTAAGTTTGTTATTCGAACGTACCAAATTATACTTTTCTAACCATTCTTCTTCTCGTTCATCGAATGTTTTGTAAAAATTTGGCGAAATAACATGTCGCCAATCGTGCTCGGCAACAATATTTTTAAATTGTTCATGTCGCATTTCAAAATGCTCTCTTCCATGAAACCACAGTTCGCGAAGGGCACCGTCTAAACATTGACGAGCAATTTCTTCTTTCGACACGACTTTGGATAGCATATTGCAATGTAAACTCTTAAAGATTGACTCTTCACTAAGTTTTGCAAGATACATACCTTCTACTCCAGTGGTTGGATCAGAATATTCGGGACGAAAAATTGTAGCGCGCTTTAGGAAGTCAGCTTCCTCTAACATGATGTAAGGAACTGATACAGCGTCTTTATCGGCCATAGTATACTCAATACCTTGGGAAGCATAAACTTCTTGCATACGAGTATGATTATACAAAGGCGCTTTGCTCGAGACAGACATTTCATTGTCATCTCCATATGTCATGAGAGCTACATAATCTTGAAATTTGGTAGTCTCTAGACTGCCAGGGGGATAAATTGTATAAAATACACACCTCTGGTAAAGAGAATTAACAATAGAATTAACATAAACCGTAAGATTTTGGCCTGATGGATTTGATCCAAGCAATTCCACAAGATCGCCATTAACGCACATCATAGGATGTACAACATCAGCAACAAGGTTAGACATTATTTTAATATCATCTTCTGTATACTGACTACTAAGTTTAGCTAATTCGATCATAGTGGAGAATGCAATTGAAGTCATAGTGGAAGACATATGTTGGTCATAAGCCTTAAAATCGCCAGCAACCATTCTCTCCTCTCCAAATTTTGAAAGGTGTTTCATAAGTTTATTCCATTGCGGTCCTTGAGAATTAATCCCAACCGCACATTCAGTCGTAATTGGATTACGAGACATACACGCCGCAATTGGCAAATAGTATTGTCTGATCATGCACTGAAGTGTTAATGGAGCGCTTTGAAATACACGCACTTTATCCTTAGTGAGTTTTGTAGGTTCATCCTTGGTACATGCTTTAAAAATCGGATAGGTTCTTAGGCCTTCCAAATAACATTTGCGTGTCTCCCTCCAATTGTCCATAAACATATCATCAAATATACGCGGGTCTGAGATATTTTCATATTCAGTGGGGTCTAAATGTGTTATAATTTCCTCTTTACTCCCAGATAAGGGAAAGCCTTTCGAGGTGGACATTTTCATACTATCGACGAATTTTACTCCATCCTGTCCAGAAATAGTTTCTATTTCTGTTAATGGCCGTAAAGTCTTGAGATCAGCTAACATTCTCTTATTCGCTGTACAATCGTCCAAATAATCATATTGAGCAATTTGTAAAACTTCAAGCGAAAATTCCTGCGTGGCTTTTCCTGCGCCACAATAGTATTTATTATAGGGGGCTTGTGAAGGAATCTTAGTTCCATCTTTCCTACAATTTGCCGGTTTTCCATGTTTATTCTCAACACCACAATGTGATGCCACTGAGTCGGAAATCGGACTTTTGACTACGCTACTTTTGGGTCTGGTAACGTAAGCAGGTAAATCACCATAATAATTAATATCGGCATCCGATAAATAATTAATGGTAGATTTTTTATTTTTTGGCTCTTGGGGCGTAAAATCTTGCCCATAAAGTTGAGTCGTCATATCACCCATAGTGGCTGACAGACGAGTGGCTGGAAGTGTGTCAAAATGTTTATAACACTGCTCCAAATCACCTTTTGTAAGAGTAGATAAATAACCTGCATAATTTTTTCCCGCAAGATGGAAACCAACAATATGACTACCGCTCCTTACGTCAGCAACATGTACTTTCATACAGTCACCGCCTGCTGTCTCCTCTTTATAAGACACAACAGTGGAATTGTGAAAAACAGTTTTATCTGTGCTAACACGCGCTGCTATACCATTACGGCGTGCAGTTCCAGTTTCGGTAGAACCTGTTTGTTTTCTGGTAACCCATTTAGTGGGATTATGATCTTGGGGAATTTCACAAGGAAATAAATGAGTTAGATCTTGTTTATCCGGATATCTAGTATGATAAATAGCTGAGATATCTTTTCCAGGAAAATGATAGACTCTGGCGGGTGTAACTTGTACTTCAATATTGCCACCTGACAAATTTTTAATATCATCTTTCCTTAATTTAAGATTAATCTCTTCTTTATTGGCAACCTCATGGGTAGGTACAAGTAAAATTTGACTCCTTGGAAAGAATCCCGAAGACCATGTTTTCTCATCATAAAGACAAGCAGTAGTGTTCTTGAGAACAATAGCACTAACATGTTCGGCAGGAAGAGTATCTGTCTTAGGGTCGCGCTTAGGCAAGGCCATTGGCGCGGCATTGAGCCAAACATTCTCTTCTTCACTTCCAATATCAACTTCTCCTCCATGGGAGGCTCTGCCAATAATTCCAATAGTTTTGAGCACAGCTCGCACCATTTTATAAGAAACTATGACACCTCCAAAGGTGAGCATAACTTGAATTGATGTTCCAACCATCATTTTCATGGAATGTTTTAAAATTCCGCGCAAAACTCCTCGGCGAGTTCCAAGTTCTTTCATTAAGAACTTTTTCCTCAACAGTAAAGCAATATAAAGATAAGCTAATATACCAAAGAAATTGCGGAAGAACATATTTTGTCCATGTACCTTGATAGTGATCCATACACTAAGCAACCAAAAGATTACTGCAGATAAGATAAGTTGAGGATAATAAGATTGGTCATATTTAAACATATAGATCCATGAAAAACGAGTATCTTCTACCCAACTATCTGGGATAAGATCAGTAATTTCCCATGAAATATATTTTAGACTATTAATTTCCTCAATTGTATCAGTTACATTGTTGATCCAATTTTTAGCATAGAAAGTAGTGGCATCTGTGTAATATTGCATACGCCAACGAGCATTCTCGATGCGATCATATGTAGATGGTCGAAACCAACCCATAGACCATAGTTCGCTAAACACACCATAAAGGAATGCGATGGACCATTGTGCGAACATAAAATAAAATTGCCATTTATACCATATAAATAAATTTCTTTTTAGACCTCCCATGAATCCACTTTCACTAACAACGCCTAATACATCAGGATCTCCTGGAGTATGGTGTGCTTGTGGTTTAATATGGTTGGGAGAACAAATACTACAAATAGACTTGTGGGTTCTATGTTTACAAAGTTTTTCTTTGTTGATTTTCTCATTGCCAGTGATAACACTATGTTGTGACTTGAAATGATCATCAAGAAGCTTATAAATTAACCATTGTAGTTGTTCCATATCTAAATTAGTAGAAAGATATTCTTTGCCATCTCCTCCCGTAAATCTAAAAGGGATCGTGGTGTAAGCACGGGTTTCTTGAGTGGTGTTTTGCTTGTAAGGTTTGTCGTCATATTCATAATGATACGCATTGAACCTCCAAGCATCAGGAACGATATGATTTGCCTCTGCCAATTTTCGGCCATCTAGAAAGATTCCGTCTTCTTTTTGGTAATTAGGGGCAACATGAGGCTCAATATGAATATTGAAACGCCTCAAAATCGCTATGGGTTCAATGGAATATTGGTCAGCTTGTAAGTTCTTAATATTAGTAGAAGCTCCAACTAACCAAGGTTCCTTTTGAATAACTGCTTTCTCGTGTACGTCTGCTTTTAAAGCAGTACTTTTGATATTATTTACATAACGAATAACTGCATCTAGTGGGCTTTGTTTAGCCACATCAACACGTTCGTTAGCAAGGTCGTCAAATAAAACAGCGAGAGTGTAAGATTTGTAATCAGAATCATACTTGTCGTTAGCATTCTGTGAACAAATCATACGAGGATCGACATCAAATGATTCGCGGTCAGGATTCTTAATTAAAGCGGTGGCTTTAAGACAAAAATCGGTAAGGGTTGCCATAACTGAAGATTTACCAATAGAAGATTTTCCATAGATACAGAATGCAAAAGGTGCTTCGCGCAATCCTCCTGATCGTTCCTGTGACTTAAATTTTGCTGAAATAGTATTTAATTTCTCTAAGTGTTTGGCATGATACCTTTTAGAAAAGGTATCGGTACTTTGCTCTACGAGCGCAGTGGTGGCAATGTAAAGATTGTCAAGTGCATTGGCAAAATGCGGGACACTACAAAACGGAGTATCCTTATAATTACCTGCTTGGACTGCAGGCCAATAGCCTAATACTTCTGCCATATCCTTATCATAATCAGCGGTCTGCTCATCAGACATGAATAAGGGGGCAAAAGATCTCTGTTGGAAACATACATGTCCCTTCTCTACGATGAACTGAAAAACATTCAAAAGGGAGTCAAAGAAATCAAACACAGTGTTTGAATCTCTTGTAAGTTGTTCCAATACAAAGGAAAGATTAAATGATGTAAAATACATGTCTTTCTTTCCTCTGACTAAACCGCAGGAGAATGCGGTTGCGATAACTTGAACAATACGTCTTGTTAATTCGTTATCTTTAAGTAATCTGAAATTTCTCAACATATTTAAGGATTCGCCAAAGGCAATTCCTGATTGTGAGGTAGGCATGTCTGATACGGTTAGAGCATTGAAGTCTACCTTTTTTCCAAACAAAACTTCTCCGATTACTTCTCGGAAATTCGTATTACTATCGCAAATACTTAATAAAAATAAGCCGGTAGTTGACACAAATTGTTCCCAATCAACTGATTTTCTAACAGATCTGTAATAACATAAAACTTTTAAAAACATGGAAGTAATCCCCTCTGGGAGTTCCCATTCTTTAATAATTTCGTTAATACTGTCCATAAAACCAGTTTCCCCCGATTGAGATTCGGCATTCTCTATAATGCGTTTAATCTCTGCTTTCTTCTTCCAAAGCGGATGTTTCTTAAGTTTGTTATTTCTTTTCTCATCCTTGTCCTTCTGCCTGCGTGCAGATTCCTTCCTTCTCATAAATTTATCCTTCCTAGATTCCTTCTCTTGTTCCAAAATTCCTCCTTGTGATTCAATAAGTTTAGATAATGCAAGTGCTGTGTACATAATAATTAGAAGACACAACCGTTGCATTGAACTAAACCCAAAAAGTGGGTTTGTATGTTCAATACTGCGGGCCACGTTTTAGTCACTTCATCGATTCGTAAATCTCCGTGATGTATGTCCTTTGCTAAGAGCGAGCTCTTTCAAGTCGTGAGGACCATGACCCTACGGTTCCCCGTCCATTCAACAGAATGACCGGGTGTGGTGGGGGTTCGACGTTTTCGCTATGGAGCCAGTCGAATAGGCTAATGATCATATCATCCCTCAAGTACTACTCTTTGGGGTAGGCTGTTATAGAGTAATGAAGCAGAGTACTTCAATTCATCTCTTTGATTAATGTCTGAGTTTAATCACTTGATTAATCGGGGCAAGTGAGCGTTATAAAAACGCAGGTTGATAGGTATGTCCTATCTCTAAATTAATGGAGATAGACGTAGGCTAGCTATGGTTAAGCGATACTACTGTTTAAGATACTATATACATAGTACTTCCATGGTGTCCTATCGGAAGCTTTTTAGTCTGTGACCAAATATTCTGTGGGTAGAAAACGTTATAATTATAATACAGAAATATATAATATAACATGAATAAAATAGCTGTAATTAAAAAGCAGCTTATAATACAAGTAGGTAAAGAAAATACTGACTGTCGTTAGACAGCCAATAGAACTTTACTCTTGATTACATACTGGAGCCGCTGTAGGCGCCAGCACATAAAACTCGGTTAAGAGTTTTATAAACTGTTAATAACAACATAAATCAATAAATATACTGAACTACATTATCAATAAGTGATACAACTGTGCCATAAAGGCACAGTTGTAT